GTATCACGAACCCAGTTCTGTAATCTTCTACCTTTTGCTTTACGACTGCTTGTTCTCATCTTTAAATTTTTCCATTATCTGTTCACCAGTTGAATCGTCTATATAATAGGTTATCCCATTAATAGTAATGTAAACAGATGTATCAGACCTAACATCAATTATCATCTTTTTCTCTCCTGTTATCAACTTTAGTATACCAAAAATATTTTGGACTAATAGCTTTTGATTGTTGCTGTGGCAAATATTCTAAGTTTTCCCAACATGCTTTTTTATATGCACAGAACGTGCATTCTTTACCTAGTATTCGATTACCTGTAGGCTTTTTATTAAAGTATTCTTCTTCATCTTCAAATAATCTTTTAAATGGTGCATCACTATTTAATATGCGTAAATCTTTTTCTACTTGTTCTAGTATTTTATTAGACTCTTCTTCATTATTAATAGGAGTCTCTAGTACAGACCATTCTCCTGTAGATTTATTGATAACAATCCAACCACCAAAGTCTTTTCCCGTAGCTTTTGAATATAGGTATCCTTGTGCAAGATAGCCAAAGCTATCGTTTTTAGCAAGAGATTCATAGCCTGCTTCTTCTCCAAACTTATACTGAAACGAGTAAGGGGATGCACTTTTTATATCCCATATTTTACCCATTATCTCTACGTCATAAGTGCCATTTATTGCGTCATTTTTAAACGCATGCGTTACTTTTTCTTGCATGCTGTCTATTTTGATACCCGATGATTTAAGCACAGCCACAGCTAACGCTTCTATTAAGTCTCCTAGTATAAACCTCATTTTAGAATTGTATGCAGGAGTTTCTGCTTTTGCACCCATCTTTTCCATTTGTAGTTGACACAAAGGTCTACCAATAGAACTCATACGAGGTTTAAATTTTTCTTCTCTTTCTTCAGAAAACTGTTTTATAAATGCTTGTTTACAGGCTTCGCCAAACTCATTTACAATAGTGCTAGAAATGGGAACAGAGGCCTTATTGGCCTCCGTTAAAAATAATTGTACTCTGTTTAAAATACTAGACACGCTATGAAGCCAACACCATTTCGGGGTCATCTTCCATTTCATTAATTACTTTGGCAGATGCCGCATCGCTTTCCTTATTCTTTATGGCATTTCTATATTTTTCAGATACCCTTGCGTTCTCTTCTTCAATGAGAGCACGAAACATATCCATGTGTTCTAAGTCTTTTTGTGTGAACTCTACTTCTTTATTATCAACAGATATTTGGGAAACATAGTACACATTACTGCCTGCTTTTTTTCTTGTTGTTTTTAAATTCAACAAATGGTTTTGCATAAGGCTTTCTCTACCTTTTAAACTCTTTAGAGCCTCTCCTATCGGAGTAAAGTTAGAGCCAGTTACACGAAAAAGCACAGGCATAGCATCAATACTAACAGGCTCACCAGTTGAATTTGTTCCATCAAATGAAACTAATCCATATACTAAACGATAACATTTAATATTTTTTTGTGAGTCTATTTCAGCTTGTGTAAGTTGTTCTTTTTCTTTACCTATAACTTTACCACAACGAACACCACCATTAGTATCTATAGCCTCATCTTTCCATGATTTAAATATCACAGATGAACAAGGATAGCTATTACTATCTGGGTCGTATTGCATGTACTGATATGCATTTATAAAAGGCCTAAACTGAATAGGTTTGTCCTTTATGCTATACACTCTGTCTTCTATTGAAGCATCGTAGGTTGTATAGACACCCGCCGATAGTTGATTACCATCATCATCTTCAGCGGCTCTATTTATTGTAAGCCTTGATAGTGTACCCGAACTAATTATCGAGCCATCATCTTGGCCTGTCATTCGCATTATCTCTTCTTTACTTAAAGAGTTAAATGCTTTCAAGTCATTTACCATATAACCTCCATGGTTAATTTAAATAATACTGTAGCAAATACTGAGAATTTGTCAAGAGTAAACTTTAGTTTCTAGCCAATTAGAGCCTACTTTGATTTCGACATCAAGAGGAACATTGAAGTCAATATCGTACATTTCTTTCATTGTTTGTATAACCTTTAAACAACCATTGCCGAGACAGGAAGCGGCGAGCTCCTCCTCTCCAGGATATACATCAGCCACTATGGAGTCATGCACTGTATTTATAAGTAGGCTCTTCGTATTGTTTTCTTCTAGTAATTCTTGTATGTTAATACAAGCTAAAGGAACAATATCAGCCGTGGCAAATCCCTGCACAGGATAGTTTTTTATCTGTGTAGAGAAACTCGAACCACCCCATGGCATTCGTTCTGCTTTTGGAAAAGCATATTGTCTGCCACTTGGTAGTGTAATAACTTTTCTTCGTATGGCATCATCTTGTAATTTTTCATGCCATTTTTTTATATCTGGATATTTTTTTAAAAAAGCAGAGTAATATTTTCTTTCATTTTCAGTTCCAGACATACCTCCATATAGAGGTTTAAAAGTATGTGCTTTTGCTTCTTGTCTTGAACAGCCAATAATATCTGCAGTGTATTGATGCACATCTACACCATTTTCGATATCTTTTATGCCTTGCTTATCTTGTGCAAGAAAAACAGCAGTCCTAAATTCTAGTTGTGCATAGTCTATTTCCATAATACTACCGCCTTCAAACCTTGATGAGATTGCTTTACGAATAGGAAAAGTATTACCTCTTGGTTGATTTTGAAAGTTAGGGTCACGACTAGATAATCTACCTGTAGCTGTAACTGCTTGCATAAAACTAGGGTATAAGTAATTTTTTTCTGATGTATGTTTCTTTATACCATCAATAAATGTGTTTAAGTATACTTCTAATGCATTGTATCTTGTAATCTTTTCTACAAACACTTTTAAAAACTGGTCTCCTTGCCTAGCCATTTTTTCTAATGTGCCCTTATCTGTTTTAAATCCACCTTCTGCAATATCCATGACAGAGTTTGGACTAGCAGTAAAGCCTGCCGTGTCTTTTAGATTAGAGTATATAAAGCCTTGTGCATTACAATCTACACACTTACTTAAATTTTTATAAGGCTGTCCAGTCTTTTTAAGTTTTCTAACAACACCCTTACCACAGCACGTCTCACATTGGCGTGCTTTTGTTTTTTGTACAGGTTCTAATTGTTTTGCAAATATTCTTTTTAATTGTGTTCCTGTTAGTCTTGGCCGCTTCTTTTTCTTTTTTGTTAAAGCATCAAGACCTAAATTAAAAGTCGTAGCCCATAATTTTTTATCTTTTACTTTTACACCATATACTAACCAAGATAATTGCTCTGAGCTTGCAGGATTAATTTTTGTATCTCCCATTCTTGTATGAATAATTTCATCTATCTCAACACGAAGTTTTGCACGCTCTTCTTCAAACTCTTGTTGCAAACTATCTAGCGTATCTACATCAATATAAATACCATGATTTTCCATCTTGGCTAACACAACTAAAAATCTACACATTGTTTTTAATGTATTAATTAAATGTTTATGTTGTGGTTTTTTTAATTGCAACATCTGTGCCTCATACAGAGACCTAGTTGCTTTTACATCTAACCTACCATATTCTTCAACAATATGTATAGGTATATTCTCAAAAGATACTTTGTCTTTTATGTACTGAGAAGTTAAATCAGATTTTTGTATTACGCCTCTATGGGCACAACAATCTTTTAGTTTTAAACTTCTTTTAACACCTTTATTCATAACATACTCGCCAATCATAGTGTCGTACACCCTGCCATCGTAAATAAAACCTGCTTCCCACAGCCATAACAAATCAAACTTTATATTGTGACCAATAAGAAGTTTTGTCTTATCTAAAATATCTTGTACTTTTTTTCTATCTGGTACATCTTTATATTCTCTATGTTTAAAGAATATGTACTCATCATTAATACCAATTGATACTAAAAAGTTATTTGGGTTTTTTTTTTTTTTTTCTAGCTTACCTTCTTCTGTTACTTGAAAACTTGTTTCAACATCAAATACAGTTATCATAAGTCATACCTCGATAGTTCTGGTACAATGGTGCAAACTAACTGACCATGCCACCCTGTTATTTTATTTTTACTTATAGCCAAACTTCTAATCCTTTCATCTGTATCTAGTTTATCACGATGCCCTACACCAATAATGACATCAGCTTCTGCGGCTTTACCTGTCTTACTACCCTCCATCATATCAAAAGTCAAATCAAACTTGCCTTGACCATCTGCTGATGCTTGGGATACAGCTATAACACAACAGTTATTTCTTTTCGCAATCTCTCTTGCCCCCGTATAAATAGCACGAAGTTTCTCATCTGTACGTGCAAAAGAACCTTTTACATTTACTTTATCTAGTTGGTCGACAACTAAAATATCTGGATTTTCTTTTTTCACGAACTCGTCAACATCATCAAGAGACCAATCAACAGTATCAAGTATCTTAATGTTTTGTCTCACTTCGGCCCATTTCATATTAGCTTCTTTGCTATCTGCCCTAATTTCGTCAAATGTCATGCCCGTATGTGCATTTATTAATCTCATTTGTGTACGAATTGCAGGCTCTTCATTGATAAGTGCACAAACTTTAGCACCTTGTGATGCAAATCCGTTAACTCCCGAGACTAAATTTACCCAAAATGCAGTCTTACCTGCCTCTGGTCGTGCAAAAATAATTACAAGATTACCTTCTCCAACACCATTTACTTTATCACGAAGAGGCTCTAAATTAAATTTCCATTTAGTGTTATCTTTCAATTGGTCTATCAAATCAGTAATGTTCCCAGTTATGTAATCATAATCGTTTACCTCTTCAAATGTAACATCTAATTGTTTTCTAATCTCTGTAAAATCAGCGTCACTTCCATTGTATATATCAGTTGCAAGACGTGCTACGTTTTGTGCAACACTTCTTTTAAATAAAGAGCGAATAATATTTTGTGCTATCTTTTCATTTGGTAAAGATGTATCTTTTATTTCATCAATCAAAACATTAAAGTTTTCTTTTGATGCCCTAGTTAATGCAGGATTATAAACTTCTAAATGTAATGTAGATACTTCTCCAATACTTAAATCCTGGTCAGAGTCTTCATGTGCACTTTGAATTGTTTCATACAAAGCACCTGTTCCATTTGTAAAAAACTCTTTTGTTAATTTACTTTTATTTTTATTATAAAAGTTTTTATTTAGTAGTAATTTAATTAATTCCTTTTCCATCGTATCGCCTTACTAAAATATTCCTAACTCTATCCCAATTTACTCTATCCCTCCATTGTGGATTTGTTTTAGGAAATCTTAATGCCTTTCTATCAAGTTTCTTTTTTAGTTTCAATAAATTTTTTAAACACTTTGTTCGTTTCATTATTTCATAATACTATAATCGTTACCTGTTTGCCAATACCCAGTGCTTTTACACGCCAGGCATACTCTATTATGTATGCCCTCACTTATAAAAGGTTGATAGCACGACATGCATTCTCTTTTCTCTTTATTAATTTTTGGTTTTTCTTTTTTGTAACCAGTCTTCCACATCTCTGTGTACTCAGCTTTTTCTTTTAACATTTTTCTTTACTCCTCTTACAGTTGTAATCCACATATTTTCAAAAGCTCTAATACTTTTTTTTATATTTGCTTTTGTTATTTTTTTATGTTCTAAGTTATAATACATATGGCGTGACATTAAGTCAATCAATTGGTCTGAAAACATTTGTTTCATTATAGTTCTCTATCAATGTATTCTCTAACTGAGTATCCTAATCTTTTAATATGATATATAGCACCATCAGATAAAGTTTTTTGTCCTGTTAATATAGCAAATCTTTTTGCACGTTCACATACAGGATAAATTAATTCATTACCATAAATGTTTTTCTTTTCCACATGTATAGTATCTTTTTCTATTTTTATTTCTTTCATTGTAGTACACTTTCTATTTGTTGTTTATTAAAATACTTCAAATCATCTTGCAGTATTTTTACTTTTGTAGGTATATAATACCTTAACTTATTACTTATGTCAAATGCCTTAGTTGTTGCATCTCTATCTAAAGCAACAATTACTTCTTTATATTTTTTTCTAATGACAGGTATAAAACTATCTGGCAAACTTGTTCCCATTAATGCAACACCCGAATACAAATCAGAAACTGCACAGGCACTGGCACAGTCCTCTACTAAAATGGCAGTCGGACTATTGCCACAAATAAAAGGATATGATTTATCTCCATATATAAACCATTTGGGATACACTCCAGAGTTTAAACCTCTTCCAATTGCACCGACAACCCTGTCTTTTTGCTTTATTAAAAAGACTATACGATGTTGTTTAACATCGTACATAAAATCTACTTTACCTTTTTGTTTTGCAATTAGACAATTATTTTGTTTTATATAATCCATGCACTTTGGCTCTGAATGTATAGATAAAAAAGATTGAGGAAGTTTAAAAACGGCGGGCTTTTTGCTTGCGGTGTCTTTTTGTTTGCTTACTACGGTTTCGTATATTTGTTCCATTGACATTTTTTCTTGATGTTTGCCTTTGGCTGAACAAGACGCATG